CCCCCCTGTTTCCACAGAGTGGGAACGTTCGTTGCCTATCCTTTCGGAGTCGTTAACGTTTATACTCTCGTTCTTGAGTTTCCGGATTGAGCTTCGCCGCGTATTCCGGTGCCGCGCTACTTCAGAGTAGTAGGAACTCTTTAGGAGGTTTTATCAGCTAGCACCATTTCAAGATATTCAGCTGCAACAGTCTTGCCATGCGAATTCTTAATTCGCTCGTATTCTGCTCGCTCGCCAGTTGTCAGCTTGGCGAGTTTTTCTGACTGCGCGCTGAGCTTCTTTAATGCTCCACTAGTGAGAGAGGAAGTTGAGGAGAGAATTCCCCATTTCTTCCTACTATCTATCACTGAATTTTCTCTTTTCTTGAGCATATCTCTTCCTTCATGGACACTCCCTCCAGCGATCACTGTCGCTGCGGCGACGTCCGCTTTGGAGTATCCAGGTGCTAGATCAGGCCTCCACGCCTCAATAAGATCAGGTTCTGGATTGAACTTGGTGATAGTTCGAGTGGGCTGTGGTTTTGGTAGGCCTGGCGGCTTGAGGTTACCACGAAGGCGAGAGCTTGTAGATGCTCGATCGCCCTCAGTGGTCCCGGTATCAGATCCCCGGGAAATACCCCTCCATAAATCTTCATCATCATTATCGGGTATATTTTCTTCCTCAAGTCCGTCAAGAAGGTTGACCTCTTCCTTCTTTGTCTCCGATTCCAGAGCATCGGAACCTCGCTCGTCAAGCGAAGGAGTGTTAAAGTCTTGTCTTTGACTATCATCCCCTGTAAAAGACGGTTCAGGGGTTGACCACGCCATTGCCCCCTTGCGTGGTATTCTTCTTGGCACGTTCCCATTATTATCTTCGTCGATTGATACTGAAATTGCCCCCCACTCGCAATATTTCTCCGTGTAATTGCCGTATGAAACGGTATAATTGTACGAAGAATCTTTCTGTATGGGGGGGGGATATATAGCCCAGCTTCCTTCTTCGTCATCACATTCTAATTCAAAGGAAGCGAACCAATCGACTTCAACGGCCCGCGCAGTGTCAAAACTTTTTCCATTCATTGTTGCGTCGGGATGTCCTGCCACAAAAGCTGTGTTAGAGTGGTAATTTGTGATTTTACAGCCTTTGTAATTCCCTATATTCCAACCTCTTTGAGAAACATCGTAAGCGATATTTCCGAGCCAACTACCATCCAGTTCACCGCCAATATGCTTGACGACGAACTCACCATCAGCTTCAAGATAAACATGAAACTTTCCTTTATCTGCTGGAATTGTGAGGTACGTTTCCATGCAACGTCGATCGTTGCGGGAGTACCCGGCTTGTAGGTTGACCTTGTCCCACTTCTCATCTTCCCACTTGTACATTTGCACAAAGTTCAACGGCCGTGAATCGATATTTCGTGAATTTTCCGCCGTGAGGATCTTATTTTGTGGGTTGCCCTCATAACCCCAGAAGCGCTGGGCGCAAGGCTGGGGTTGGGGCTGAGGAGGTGGTGGAGGTGGTGGGGTTGGGCTAGGACCAGGGGGGGGGGGGGAACTGCCGTCTACCTATTTCGGGTTCTGGACCTGGCACTTGATGGTGATTCTGAAGCTGCCCGCAACCGAGGAAGATCCGTTCCCTTTGTAGAGGATCTTGAACTGGTCTTCGGTTGCGTCATGCCATTCCATCCCGTTAATCTGCTTAGCTGTCCAACGTCGCAATCCGTTCTTGGTGATTCCGAATTTATTAATCGTGGATTGGAGGGAGCTAAGCTTGCAGTGGGGGTCCAACTCATAAGAGATGGAACCCGAGGAGGTGGAAGAGGCCTCGGAGATGAACTCCAACTGGACCATAATGATCTTATATTCATGGTAGGCCTTGAGTATTCCAGAGCTGAATGCTGGGCTCTCTGATAGAGACGGCCCGAAGGTGATACTTCCTGAGGAACTGCCCGTGAGATTGTCCTTTGAAAATACAAATGTTTCGCCTGGGCTTCCTCTTCTAGCTCTGCCTCCTCGATTAGGGCGTCGGCGGTTTCTTCGTTGTCGTCTTCCGCGCGGTGGTCCCCCAATGGGGTTGACCACAACCACGCGGTCACGCCGCGTAGAGCGTTGATTTCTTCGCCTTCGCCTCCCAGCATTTTGATTTCTAACCGCGACCGTATTCATTGACAATTGATCGCACGTGCGCTGAAATCTTTAGGTAGACAAAATAGAGTCCTATGACCGTGATGGGTATTGCAGACAATAGACCGCTTGAAAATCCTGCGAGAAACTTATAATCTATTGTGTGGACTCTTGGTAACGAGACTCAGACTTCCAATGCTTGCAACTCGTGTGTGCTTGGCTAGTGTTCTTTATACTCCCCTTATATCTTTTGTGGCTGTACTGGAGCAACCAGCCACTGGTGGAGAGTATCGACAAGGGAAGGGTCTGACCGCAATTCATTGAGAATTGAAAAGCAGGCGGCCAGATAATTGACCAGGACTTCCACATTGCCGCATTCCGGTTCATAGCCATGTATGAGCTTGTATAACATTTTGGCCTTGTTAACCGGAATGGCGAGGTCCTCTTTCTCGAAGATGTGAGAGCAGAATTCCAGTTTTGAGGACTCCTCGACTTTAAAACCGAGCGATTTATAACGCTCGAGGTTCGAGCAAGCTGACTCGAGGGCATCGTCGCCCATTGCCATGGCCCATTCAGCGCCGCAGTGGTAGGCAGCCATCACCCGGATACGGGAATTACTCGATGACGTATTATAGCTGCCACTCTTCTGCACGCCTGGGATTCTCTGCGCTAATAATGTTCCGTCAGAAAGGCAGAGGACGCTGTTTGATATGCAATATAGCCACGCTGCGCGTAAACGGCGCGTGGTCTCGTTTAAATCGAGCGTCAGGCGGTTTCGGACTTCCATATCATCTTCAAGGAGCCAGTCCGAAACGCTCCAGTCAAAGCCGGAGCAGTCAGTTGCTATCATGTGGGCTCGCCACTCGGTAATCAATTCCGAAGGCGTTAGCCCAACTTGGGCGGAGAGAATCTGCATGAACTCCGCGACTTGCTCATCCGTAGACAAGCCAAAACCGGGCTTGGAGGGAACCACTCTCCACAACGCTATTTCGCGCTTGTTTTGATTTTGGAATAAAACCCGGGCTACCAATTGATCAACTAGAGAGACGCTCATGATGAGGCGGTAGCGGCCTTCATCCAATTTTGCTTGCTTGTGCGGTTCACCTTTTACAAACACTCGAATAGGGTCACAGAGACCCTCACGCACAAGCTCTGCAGGCGATAAGTCAACATATCTCACCTCCAACATCTTCTGTAGCCGGTTGAAGGTGAGACGAGCCAATATCGGAAGGAGTTTCTTGTCTTCAACCCACCCGCGGTGAGTTGGCTTGCCGTAAGCTATGTACGGAACTCCGATGCCTGCATCCATTTCTAATGAGAGGACCGCCTGTTTAAAATCTTGTAAGAAATTGTCCCAAGAAAGTCGATCTCCTCTCGTTGCCATCGGGCCATTAGTTCTGGCTGCTTGGTATGCCCGACAGCATCTCTCTATAACGTGCTCCCGCTCCTCAGATGAGGGGATTTTAACTGACTGGGCACGTTCCAGCCAACGCGCGGCTTGTAGCCGCAGCGATTTTAGTTCAGCTTTTGCGCCGAACTGGGGCCACCCGAAGCCCTTTGTGAGATCACCCATTTCTGGGTGCTGTTTGCAGATTTTGTCTCCCCAATTCGAGCTTTTCTTTTGTTTAGCGTGGTAAAACTGGGGGAGGAATCCGACCTTGTCGAATCCTGGGGCTTCTTCCCCGCCTTGTTCCCAGGTGTACTGGGCATCGAAGAAATTTGAGAAGTCGGCTGTGAGTTCTTCGAACTTCTCTTGCCGCGTCTGCGCGACCTTGGTTTCTTCATGGCTTTGTCTGCTAAGGCTTGGACCACTTGCTTCTCTATCGAATGGACATCGATTTTGTCCATTATTGCCTGTTTGATTTCCGACAAGGTGTCGGTAGAAGCACTGGTGGTGGGGGATACTGCAGAAGCAGTGCGGTTTTCCCGCTTGTTTGGAGGTGTGTACGTGTTGACCTTCGGGGAAGAGGGAGCAACAGAAGACTGTGCGTCTCCACTTTTGCGCCCAACCGCTGGGGTGGCATCTGGTGCGGTTGTTTCGGCGGACGCAGCCGCCTGCCCGTTTCCCGACTCGAATTCGTATTCAGCTTGATGTTGCTGCGAGTCGTGCATTTGGCGGGATCGGCGATGCCCCATTATAGACGTGATTTCACTGAAGGAGAATTCTTCAATGAGTTCTTCTATTTCTTCCTGTGTGAACAGGCGTCCTTGGGGTGCCGTGGTCTCAAACTCATAATCAGGACTGGTGAGACCGCTAACGGGCGGTATGGGGGCCATATAATTAAAATTTTCTTCTTTAGCTCCACCAACGTGGACGCCCAAAACTGTTTTGCCATTAAAGTATGGGGTGCCACTGTGACCCGCGTCTGTATTGCTCAACACAGACGCGTGGGTTCTGCCCTGCGCAATGCCGACTATCTCGGCATTGGATGAAATCCATCCTTCTCCATCATAAGCGTAGAAGGAGGCCTTTGATTTGCAGAGGTTTTGGGCAGATTGGAACTGGACGGCTTTACAGGCTAGAGTGCCCTCCCAATTTGGGGGGCCAGCTAGCAACACGAGATCCCTCTTCTCAGATTCCATGATTGATCTAAATTCAGAAAGAGGAATTTTATTTCCGTTCCTGGTGGAGACTATTTTGCTACCTGGGACAGCGACATGATGAGCTGTGAGAAGCCCATTCGTTCCATTATACAGCGTCACACAGGTAGCATACCCGGCGTGCGATCCGTCTTTGTGCTGGACCTGCAGAACCGAGTTTTTGGGGGGACTCTGTGGGATTTTGAATGAGAGATAACCCTCTACGGATTTCTCAGCGTTGTAGCTCTTTTTGTACCACAGAGCCCTCGAGATACCTCTCGCCATTGAAAGGCCAGCTTTTAGAAGGGAAATTGGCAAGTCGCCAAAAATCCAAGCCGCCATCTTCACCATATATACGGTGGATATGTAGAGCGAGGCGAGTATAAGCATCTCGATCGTGTACTTGCTGAGCAAGTACCAGGTCGCACAGGCTGTGGCCCAAATTAGAGAGGTCCACAAATATGCTATTGCTTGTAAAATCGCGTGGAGCAGACTCTCTAAGCCTATGCGAAATCGACGAACACCAGACATTAACAAATTTTGCGAATTCCGCATAGCCTCTGAAAAGGCTTGTCTGGTTTCGTTGTATCCTCTCTCCCATAACTCTTGAGTAATGTCGCGCGAGGAAAAATCGCGCAACGTCTTTTGTAGCGGGCAGTCGTAAATCAACTGCACTTGAGGATGGGAGAGGGGCACCGCAGTGGCGGTGGAATCGAGCCAGCTTGACACGTTTGCTGGCTCCAGGGGTGTAAACATAGTCCCCTGATAACTGCTCACTGATGAGCAGAGGCAGACGAGCAAGAAAAAGGCGAAGTAGATGGATGCCATTGATCGCCAAAAAGAAGGTGTGATTGATCAGAAAGTTTGCTACGTTTAACCTTCGATCGTTTATGCTCGTGCGTCGGGTTGGTCTGAAAATTAATTGTTGCTGAACAGGCTCAAATTGCATTCCCCGCTTGTTTCTTTTGT